TGATAGTTCATTACTCATTTCTATACCTTTCTATAGATTCAAAGAGTTCCTAGTTATACATCATACATCAACTGTGTCAAGCCAGTTTGATCCGATTTTTGCTTCAAGTAGTAGTGGTACATTCATCTTTACATTGTACGTTTTTTCTACAAGATCGTTTATGTTATCGTTAAGTGATTCTATTATATCAATAACTTGTTGTTCTTCATCAGGGTGTATGTCAATTACCATACTGTCGTGCACTGAATTAACTACGACAGAGTTGTATGGTTGTAACAATTCGTGAAGTTCGTTCAACACAATAGGTACTACATCACCTGTTGCAAACCCTTGCACTGGGTAGTTCTTAATCATTGTGAAGTGACTTGGCATACCATTGTCCCTGCGTTTTACATTAGGGAAAGCATACTGTCGCCCTGACTTATTAGTTATCTTATTAAACCGTAATGCCTCATCGCCTAACTCTTTATGCCATGCAGCAATACCCTCATACTTCTCAATAAAATGTTTATAGTAAGCGGCTTCAGCCTTAGATCTTCCATACCCTGTAGCTCCGAAGAGAGGGGCAAATGTATGTGCCTTGGCATCCTGGCGAGAAGTCTTCTGCCCTGCATCTGTAATAACTTTAGCAGTGTAACTATGCACATCAAACCCTGTGTCTATCTCTTTCATAGCAGTCTCATCTTGCGCTAAGAATGCAGCAGTACGAAACTCAAGTTGAGCAAAGTCAGCTTCCATAATCTTACCATTTTCCCACCGTGAAACAAAGACTTTCTTCACAGGAAACGTACCACCTCTGGGCATGTTCTGCATGTTAGGATTGCGTCCACTGAAACGTCCAGTAGCTGTTATGTGCTGAGTTAAACTTACATGTAAGAACCCATCATGCTTAGTGTAGTTTGATATACCCTCAACAAAAGAACTTAGATAACTACTAATAGCAGACAAACGTTTAAGATCATTAAGAAAAGACTCAGCCTCTGCCATGTTATTGTTTCTTGCAGTAGCCGCTAAGATCTGTAGGTTATCTTTACTTGTACTAAATCCATTAGCACTAATCCATTTCTTATTAGGTGCTGTAAACTTTAGACCAGCGACTTGTTTTGTTTCTTTTAGCTGAAACCCTCGCGTGTCACAGTCCTTACACTTGTTAGGTCTAGCATACTTTGTACCATCCTTCTTTACTTTATATGTCTTGCCTTGTCCCTCACAGGTAGGGCATGTAAATGCTTCTGTTCTATATACACGTTTAGAGTTTGCTTTAACAGCATCTTTATATTCATCTACTGTAGAGGTAAACTCAAACAGATCAGCCCACTCTTTCTTGTTAACCATACGCAGAGAGAATACAACCTGAGACATCTGCTCTGGGCTACTGAGATTTATAGGTGTGTCACCCATAAGCTGACGAACTTTCTTCTGTAGTCTACCTTCAATCTCTGCCTTCTCTTGTTCAAACTGTAGTCTTACTTCGTCAAGGGCAGATCTATCCACCCTGATTCCCGACATGTACATTCTGGTGAGGGTTTTACAGGTGGTAAAGGTTGTATCTCTAATGACTTTGAGACCTTTGGATTCGGGCTTGGCGTAGTCTGCTTCGATACTATGGAACAACCAGCTAGTTGAAAGCAGGTCACACCTAAGATAAAAGCTAAGCTCATCCAACGGTATCTCATTTGTAGTATAGCCTTCTTTAAAATATCTTTTAAGTGTATCATCTTTCTGTACCTCTAGGTTTCTGCGTTCAGCACAAGCACCTAAGCTTAATGGAGTGCGTTGCCCTCTATCAAGTATATACTCTGCTAACATTGTATCATAGATCAAGCCATCATACTTGAAGCCTGACTCCCACAGCCACATCAAGTCATGCTGCGCATTGTGCATTATGAGTAGTGTTGTTAAGTCTAGTATATCCTGGACTAGCTTATGCCCAGCGCCTGACGTATCCTTTGCTTCATCATGGTCTATGTTTACAATGTGTAGTTCATCATGGTTGTCTGCATTAACCATACCAACTTGGACTAGATGATTGTCAATTTCAAACGGGTCCATGTGATCTTTGCCGTTGCGTTTTGTTGTGCTATTCTCAACGTCTAATACTAATCTCATATCTTACCTCAAGCTGAATAGATAGAGCGTGATCCATCCAATACACAGGCGATCCTACCCTGATACCCATTCAACTTATTCTTGGCTAGGTTTAAAAAACGAACTGGGTCTTCATCTCCCCCTTCAACTTGTGGTGCTTTACCTATCAATAGCATCAGGTCAGCTTCAGCTGCCTTTCCTGTCTTAGATCCTTCCATCATTGCTTGGTTAAGATCTACCTTACCTTCTGCTTCAGCAGATAGTTGTGACATCCAGATCACACAGCAATCATACTGCTTAGCAATGTTACGTGCATGGATAGCAGCAGTCTTGAGTGTGATGTCACTTCTCTCACTACTCACATCAGCAAACTTATCTCCCATATCTAACACTACAATGTCAGGCTTCTCTTGTTTAACAACAGACTCAACCCATGCCATACCCTTACCTGTACTATCCTTGAACAAGACATTCTTGCGGATAGGTTCATAACGTTTCTGTGCTAGAGCTTTATTCTCTCTGACTTCTTTCATTGTCATGTTAGCTGTTGCACTTATGTAACGTGCAGCAACACGTGTGTATGCCTCTTCATTACACAGTACAATACACTTAGCGCCCTGATGTGCAAAGCCCTCAGCACCTGCTATAATACTGGCATGGAAAGAAGTTTTACCAGTATTGGGACGAGCGCCAACCAATACAAGGTGACCACCACTAACACCTTCCACCCTACGAGCCAAGGAAGATATGTTAAATCCCCACTTGGATTCCAGAAGCGTTGCATCAAGTATCGTGTCAAGACTATTATCATCCCAATCAACACGCAGGTTAGGAGTAAAATCATTTTTGTATTCCTCTAATAGTTGTCTCAAAGGTTCTAAGCTATCCTCTGTACCATTAACAAAGTCAAATCCTAGGTTAGCTACACGATCACCTACATGCTGTTGAAACAACTGTGATAGTGTGTCTTGTGCTATCTCTTCTTTGATAGGCTCAGTAATTGATATACGTTTAAACAGATCTTCATATGCTCCACGTGTTGCTGTGGTAAGACTAGCATTCATTCTATTGAACACAGCCTCTAGATCCGCAACAGTTAGGTCACCCTCATAGGCTTCCATAGCACCATCAAGTGCCTGTTTAATCTTACGTACATCCTTACTAAATATTTTATCTGGGCAACGTATACCCTTATGTTGATCATAGAAGTTACGATCTAGTAACGTTTTAATCAGTGCTAATTCCATCATTCTTTATGTCTCCTACAACAATATATTATATATCTACTTTTGGCTCCAAGTAATATGCTCCTGCACTACTCTTATACGCAGCCATAATGTCCAACCACTGTTGGCTACTCATGATTAACATTTGATAAGCATCCATCTCAGGTTCAAACTGTCTCATGTATACAGTACCCTCATCACCAAAGATTATCTCTATGTCTTCATGCTTATCTGTATGATCTAGTGTAGTTATTATAGACGCATCAGATTCAAACTCAACTGTGAACATCTGATCCCTCCGCTACAATTATATTTACCTGTGCTACATTACCTATAACTTTAACAATCTTAAAGTCTAATCCTTCTTTGGTGAGTAATCTTCTTAACATTGATACTGGTATCATACATCTGCCTTTCCTGTTAGTTTTATTAACCTAGCTAAATACCACTGTGACTTTAGTAGGTCTTCTTGTTTGTTCTTATATCTCCAGCGATGTAGATACTTAGCAATGTTACCTCTCAGATAACCTATGTATTCTTCTTCGGTTAGGAAGTCTTCTATGTAATCAATACATTCAATCCTACCTTTACCATAGTGTGCTGGGTTGTTTACGTTATCCATTCTGTCCTCTGATAATAATTCTGGTATAGAGTTAGGGTCTACCATAGGTTTAATACTTACTCAAGTCAGCAAGTTTCTCCATGTCTTCTGGCATACGATACTTTATATCATCAGAAAGACTTAGTGCTACTGTTTTGTTTCCTGTCCACAACTCTATCTCTCTGCGGTACTCTATAGTCTTTGATAGTGCATCAGGATCTAGTGCAATTACAGCCTTGTCGTACTCACCTATCTTCTCAAAGTGTTTATGGTTCATACTAGTACCCAGGATTGCCATGCAAGTTACATCAGACAATTCTTGATAGGCTACAATAGCTGAGACTACATCCTCTACAATAAGTATTGTATCACCTTCACCTACTGTATAGTAGTCTGCTGCGCCTGTGTAGCGATACCACTTAGGTGTTTGAGTAGCACCTACTGCTCTACCTATAGCATCAATCATCTGATGTTTGTAGTATATAGGAAAGACTACCCTCTCCTGTTGAACGTCATAGAATGTGTTACCTACTATACCCCAGCGCCTCATGAATCTATTGTGCTTAGTATGTTGTCGTGTTGGTTCTACTAGCTGGGCTGGTATCTCCATAGTTTCTACCTCTCTCTTGGTTTGATCTTGCGCTGGGCGTAAGTGTCTGCGTATCTCAGATGCAGTCATGTCTGTATCAAACTTACCACCTACATTACACCCTAACTTATAACAGTTATACATCAATACACCATACTCGCAAGAGGCTGAGAAAGTATTCTTACCTCTACAGAAGGGACAGTCACCTCGGTGTGATCCATGTGCGGTTACAGATGCAGCATACTCTCTGTGCTGTTTCCAGTTATGTTTACTCATCCTCTAGCCAACTTCTTTATACCATAGTGTTCTTCAGTATCGGTTCTGATAGCATGGCAGTTTGCACACAGTACCTGACACTTAAATAACTCTTCTCTTAATATCTTATTACTCTTAGTTTTCTTACCATAAGCTAGATAATGTGCTTTTGTAGCTATTAAAAACTTCTTATTCTCAGGTACTATATGATCAAAATGTAGTGCTGATGCGAAAGCTCTATACCCACAATGTGCACAACCCTTTATTGACTTATACCTACGAAGTATAGCCTGACCCTTATCATAGTTTTTTCTTAAACGTAACCTATCTTTTTCTTTACTCTCTTCACTTCTCACTCTCATCTTCATTCCCTCTCGCTGATAGTGCCTTAGATGCACCACTTAATGTGTTCACCATGTAGGGCTTAACTGATTGTATATTCTTATGTCCTGTTACCTGCATGATATTAGCTAAGTCAACCCCACCTTCCATCATTTCAGTCACAGCGGTACGGCGTAAGTCCATAGCTGTAAGCTCTCTAGGTAGATTAGCTTCGTCCAGTACCTCATTGATAAGTAAGGATATTTCACCCTTATCATATGGTGTGTATGCACCTGACCTTGGTTTAACCCTAGGTGCTACATATTCCTGGAATCCAAAGTCTTCCTTTTGTTGTCGCAGCATATCACACAAACCATTAGATATGGGTAGGTGTATCTCAGCATTACGTTTACTTTGTGTTAGGTCTAAGCGACACTGATCTAAGTCTAAGGTATCCCAAGTCATAACTCTCATGTCACCTATACGCTGACCCCAATCATATGCCATGTGTACAATAAGACTAATGCTACGCCATCTAAAGTCACTGTAACCTGTCTCAAGAAATGTTTTGATCTGGTCTCTACTCCAATACACACGCCTAGGTTTGCTAGACTTGGTAGGTACAAGTGCTACTGGGTTGTGTATCATTACGTCCTGTCTCATGGAATACTTCCAAGCAGCAGACAGTACAGACTTACGATAGTTTGCTGTGCGTATGCCTGTCTGAAGCCACGTATCATATGCCTGTATAAGATGTCTTACCTTAAGATTAGTACAGCGATACTCACCAAGGGACTTGCCTTCCACAGGTGTACTAATTACAGACGCTAGATGTATTTCATAATCCTTTTGAGATGTACCAGATAGTCTAGCAAAGGCAGGTGATACCAGATAAAAATCTATGATATCACACAGCTTAGCATTACCCTTGGGTGGTTTCATGTTATCTTCCTTTCACGTTTCTGTACCAGATATATAAGAACCCACCTATGTAGGCAGCAATCACAGTTAATGGTAGTAGATGCATTAGAATGTTGGATGCCATACGTCACCTTCCTCTATAGTCTTTTTAATATAGGATGCTTCGTTCTCATACATATGAGCCTTAGCTTTGTTTCCATCCCAGAGAGCATCATCAGCTAACCTCATCAAGTAAGCATGATACTTCTGAGCAGGTAGTAAGCGTGTGTCTTCACTCATCTTACATTCCTTTCCTTTACCCATAGCCTTTTAAGTCTAGTATTTCTACCACCCTTAGCACCTGTCTCCTGCCTATTCTTTTGGGCAGTCCACTGGTCACCCTCTTTGTAGTTGCGTATGTTAAACATCTCACGCATCCTTTTGTTCTCCTGTTCACAGACACTTAGGTGTGCAACCCTCAGTCTTTCTTCTTGATCAAGCATTGGTTTCTTCCTGCCATTCTTGGTAGCATACGTACTCACCATCTAAGTCAAACTCTTCTATCAGTTCAGTAGGTATACCATCCTTCCAATCTGCTTGGCTAAAGTCATACTCAAAGCAGTCGTCTGTTTCTAAAGCACTATCATACTGTCCTATGTAACCTATTCCTGGCTCATAGTAGGATGCCTCGATGTCAACCTTTAATCTATCAGCACCTGTATCATACGCACTTGTGGGTGGACTCCATGCACTGTCGAACCCTAAGTGTAGGTTGGATGTATCACCATCCTCAAACAGATTAACCTCTACATCATGTACTTCCCACTTGGTATTCCACTTATTACAGGCAACACCATAATCGTATTCACCAATAGGTGCTAGGTGTTCCAGTAACCCACCACTGTCTGCCGCTTTCTTTATAGCACGTAATGTTTTTACATCACCTGTAATTACTACTCTATTCTCACACCAGTTAGGCATTATGCATCTCCCTTGTTCAACATCCATACACGTCTGTTAGCTTGATCTACTTTACGAGTAACAACCTGACACCCTATCTTCTTAGCGTGAGTGTATATACTAGCCAAGGCAGCACGTTTTACTACCACACTATCGCCTACCTTCATGTGCTGTAGTAGTGCTTCATAACCTTTGTTAGGTGCACCACGTCCATCCTTAGTTGATGGTAAGGGTACGTTCTTCTCAATCATAAAAGTCATTTTATCTCCATTCTTATGTCTCTAATTTTATCATACATTTTATATAGTCGTAGCAACTCTTCTCTGCTACGTGCTGTGTGGTAGCATATATGCTGACCTGTTAGTGTGCTATAGATGTTAAGTCTATGCACTATGCATTCTCCTCTACTAATGTGTAACGTGTATATCTTTGGTTCGTAACTGGATGTCTCCCTGCGATACCATCAATCCTATAGCCTGACTTACGCAGCTCAGATATACGCTTGGTGAAAGACTGTATGCTATAGTCTATCAAAGCTTCGCGTAAGGTTAGACCCTTAGTTGCACGAAGGTGCTTGAGTATCATAGTGTGTTGAGACATTTTCTTATTTGTATTTTTCATATTTATATTCCTCTATGTTATATTATGTGTAAGTTATATTATTAGTTTTAGTGTTAGTCAATGTTACAAATATGTCACGTTACATTTCTGCAACACCCAGGACTCCACCATTAATCCATTCAGCATACAACCCCTGCTTCTCTAGTATGGCATTAATCTTATTGTTAACACCAAAGTCGTCTAGATCAGGTTGACCACCACCATGGCAGTCAGCCCAAGTGATAGGGTAGTTGGACTCACCTGAGATACGAAATGTATCCTCATCATTGTAGCCACCTAGTATTACAGGCGCTCCTATTTTCTTTAGTTGATTATATGCAGTACGATAATTTCTTTTCATATTATTTCCTTTTCTATTTCTGTACTTAATTCTATTGGTATCTCTACAGTCACAGCTACAAAGTCACACTGGCTGCAGTACTTTCTTCTCCTAGTGCTAGGGTATCCAAGCTTATGGTATGGCCTAGTGTCTAGAGTACGCATCTTAGTAACGCAGTTGGGACAGTGTGTAACTACCTTATCCTTCCACCAGTAACCTTTAGTGTCTGCCATTAAACTATACCTTATCTACTTCAAACGCCCATCATTGTTAGTTTCTGTTCACCCATTATACTTCTCCATCCCACGCAAGTTTTTTTCTGATAAAAATTCACGCAAGTTTTTTTCTGATACTTCATCAAGTAACAACTCAATCGCGGTCACATCACCTGCTTCCACATCTTCTTTAATTTGCTCTAAAACTTTACTGATCAATTCCATACTCATTATACTTCTCCTAATCTCTATTACCGATTATTGGCGAATGCCCATCTCTAACGCATTTGTCAGCTAAATCTGATGCTTCTTTATATGTTAACCAATGGTCATTTACTTCCTCATCTTGTGATATTACAAATCGTACTTCTTCTGATCCATTTGTTAGAGTGAATACTGGAAAGTCACTACCACCCCATTCATCTTTTTCAAATGTAAAATCTTTAATCTTACAACCCACTAATTGTCCATAGTATTTATTCATATCCATGTCTTAACTCCATATCATTGTTAATACTAAACTAAACGTAGCCAATACACCTATGGCTGCGAACCCGAATACTGACCACACAAATGTGGTAGCTAGTATTTCTTTTCTCTTTTCTTTACGTGAATGCTCTGTCACGTTAAAATATTTATTACTCATATTCAAATACCACTTCCTTTATTATAAACAGATGTCCATCGCCACCTATTATATCTTCTTCTCTAAACAGTCTATCGTCTGGGTCTTCATCTAGAGGGTGTGCTATATAAACAGCATCGCCATCCCTGTAGGCAGCCAGAGCTTTAGCCATATCATAAGTCTGTATCTCATCATTACTTTGGTTACTCATTGTAAAACTCCTTTACATTTAACTGTACTTCCCCATCTGTAGTATCATCTACTATTTCTATATCTAAACATTCACCTGTTCCTTGATCATAAATACATACAAGTTCATCTTCATCATGAAACAATAAGGCTTCTTGAAGTTTCGAAATTAATTCTTTAATTGTCATGATCATCTCCTTCATCATTACACCAACAGCAGGGTTCAGAACTGTCCCACTCCCTACACCACCAACATAGCTTATTTAGTATTGCTCTCATTTTACATTCCTTCCCATTCATTAGGTGTTATACCTGTCATTATAAACTCACGTTCATCTGCGGATAGATCAGGCATGGCGCTCTGCACTAGCATACCCTGCTCCCATGCATCAATTTGTGCAGGTGTTACATCTATATCCATAACATTTACATTGCCTGATAGTATTGATTTACGTTCTATTAACATTGGCTTAACTCCTTAACCATTCTTCAAAAGTTTTAGGGAATACCTCATGGGTATTATCTATATAACATTGGTATCTCTGCCCATCTAATGTTAGAAGTGAGTGTTCCTCATAGATAGGATCAGGATTGTTTACATCACCTAAATAGGTAAACTTAACCTCATTATTTTTAGTTCGTTTAGTCATACTATAACCCTTTCAATATGTGTGCTATGACATCGACAGTCCAACGATTGCCTAGCATTTTGTAGCGTTGAGTATTTGATACACCCTCAGTATATCCATCAGGTACAGTTTGTAGGCGTTCACATTCTAGAGGTGTTAGCTTGCGCCAAGACATATTCTCTACAAGAATGCTATCCTTGGTTACTGTAGTGAGACAATTAGTTTTATCATCATCTCTAACTTCTATCATTTGTTTGATAGGGATAGACTTATCGTGATCCTTACGAGTACCACTCGCGTCTAGCCTACGCCCTACCATACGAGCGCCCTTCACTAATACTTTAGGCTCTAAATTACCACCGCTAGAAGCACATAGACTAGGCGATTTACCTTCAGGTGCATACACTCTCTTAACGTAGCCATGCCCCTTTAGATCGGCATCACCTACGTGACACATCTGATCATTACTAAAGACTAACTGTCTGCGATGCTTCTCGAAGTATGACTTTAGATTACCACCCTTAAAGTAATTAGCATCTAGGCAATGTGATTTAGTTCTATCTGTTAACCCATCCTCAAGTATATCCTTTAAGACAATGCCCCTATCTTTTGGCTGTTCGATACCCTCAATGTTTGTCCAGTAAAAGCGCTTACGATTTTGTGCTGATACTAATGAGCTATTGATCAAGTATTTATTGACGTTGGGCAAAGCTTGCTCAGTATGGTGTGTGATATACTTCTCAAAAGCATTAGACATTCTAACATTTTCCATAAGGTATTTAGCATTAGGGTTACAATCCATAACGTGTTTCATAATGTCTAGCATCACCCAGAATAGTTGCCCTCTAGGATCGCGATCACCCTGCTGTTTACCTGCTACTGACCATGCCTGACATGGAAAACCACCCATAACAATGTCAACAAACTTCCACTCAATATCCCAATCACGCCAGTTATTTATATCACCTAACTGAATAGTATCTGGATAGTTTTTCTGCGCTATCTTAATAGCGTGTTGATCTATCTCACTAGAATAATATCTAGTAGGTTTTATACCTAGTCTATCTAATGCTATATAGCCACAGTTCATGCCATTAAATAATGATACTACATACATATTATTTACCTCTCTCTATTGATCCATAATCTTTTAAATCTTGTTTAGTCAATCCATAATACTCAATAGGATCAACAAAAAATCTGCCCGTCTCATCATAGTATGGATCATCAATCCAATACCCATTCCTATATACTGACCATGGTTTTTTACTTGCTACAAATTTAAGTAACTCTTGAAAGTTATTCGTTTCAAATATCCAAGTGTGATCATCATCATATCCATTGTAACTACTAGCAGTTTGTACAGTAAATCTAGAAGGTAATACTTCCATAGCTCCATGAATTCTAGATGCATTTGTAGTACGTTCTTCTATATTCCAACTATCAATCCAGATATGCAAACCATTTACTTGATAGCTCGGAAGCTCATCATGGTGGTAGCTAGTATGCTTCCAATCTTTTGGAATATCCAAATCAGTAATATATTCTTTCCATTCTACTCGCATATTTTTTCCTAACATATTTATTAATACAATTAATATTTTAATTATTCAGTAATGTCAATTTGTTTTTTATAAACATCACGCGATAATTCAATAAGCTTTTTAGATTGTCCCAATGTTAAATTATTATCATAGGCAAATTTAGTAACAGATATATAATTGTTTACCCAATCCAAATAAATATCTTTTAGGTTTAAAGAATATTCCATTTTGTTTAATCCTTTTTTAGTTTAATATTATTTAGTGACACTCAAAAGAATGCCACCAATAAGATTAAATCTTTATGTTTCAGTTTAATATTACACATTCAACATGATAATATGAAACAATATCCCCATTATCTAAAAGCTTATTTGCTCTATTTCCTGCAACGTATTCACACCATGTATTCCACCAATATTCGCTACCCTCTAACTGTGTCATTAAAACGTAATCACGAATTTTCTTGTATTTAGTTTCGGTTTTAAGTTTAGCGCCAATTTTAACAGCGTTTTCGCTCATGCCTAATCTTTTTAAGTTATGACTATCGATACAAGCAACGTTAAAACCTAACATTTGCATCACAAAAGACGCTTTTACCATGCCAAGATTTGGTACTTTCATTAATAGCATAATTCCTTCAGTTATTACATCTGGATCTGTTAAGCTTTGCTGTTGTAAATGTGTAAGTTTACTAAACAAATAATGACTATTCCAAATTGCATAGTTTAAACCATCCGATTTTTTACCCCATAAGTATTTACTATCTAAACCATTCTTTTGAATGTCTAAACGTTGCGCTTTAACAGTACTTAAACCTGCTTGTATTGT